GATCGACGAGTATCTTAATTACATCGCTGAGAATTGGATGAGCGAAAACGAGGTTGCTATTGAGTCAACCCTCCGTAATGAACTCATGGAAGAGTTTATTGATGGTCTTAAGAATTTATTCGCTTCACATTATGTCAATGTCCCTGAGTCAAAGATTGATGTTGTTGAGGCTCTAGCCGATAAGGTTGCTTCACTAGAGGCTTCCCTTAACGAAACTATTGTCGAAAACAACGAACTAAAGAATTTTGTTTCACAATCTACTGCTGAGGGCATTTTTGAAGAACTTTCTTCTGATCTTGCACTAACACAGAAAGAAAAGTTCGCTGCACTCGTTGAAGGAATTGAGTTTGATGGCGATGTAGAAACATTCGAGAAGAAGTTGAAGATTATTAAGGAGAACTACTTCAAGAATGAGAGCATTGCTCCTTCAAATATTGATACCGAAACATTTGAGGGCGATGTTGGTCAGCAGAAGGTTTCCATGGACCCATCTGTTAACCGTTACGTCCAGGCAATTAATAAGACTGTAAAGAAGTAATTAAAATAAATAAATTAAATTGAACGTTCAATAATAAGAAAGGAAACATAAATGTATCTAGCTGAGGAAATCCAGAATAAGTGGTCACCTGTCCTTGATCATGACGCTCTTGGCGTCATTAAGGATCAGCACCGCCGTTCAGTAACTGCCATTATGCTCGAGAATACCGAGAAGGCACTACGTGAAGCCGGTGCACATGGTGATTACCAGACACTAACAGAAACAAGTTCAACAACTCCAGTAAACGCAATGGGTCTTTCAAGTTCCACTGCTGGCACTGGTGGTATCGATACATTCGATCCAGTGTTGATCTCCCTCGTCCGTCGCGCAATGCCAAACCTCATTGCTTACGACATCTGCGGCGTTCAGCCAATGACTGGTCCAACAGGACTTATTTTCGCAATGCGCTCACGCTACAGCAACCAGACTGGTTCTAACAACGCTGTTGGCGCTGTTCAGGACAACGAAACCTTCTACAACGAAGTTAACACTGCATTCACTGGTGCTGGTGGTCTCACTGGCGCTAATGCAAACACCTTCGGTCAGGGCTTCAAGGGTACAATTCCTGGTGCAACAAACACCACCCCACTAACAGCAACCAACACCTATAACACTGGTGCTGGTATGACAACTGCTCAGAGCGAAGCTCTTGGCGTTGATAGTGGCAATACCTTCCCACAGATGGCCTTCTCAATTGAAAAGGTTACTGTAACTGCTCTAACTCGCGCCCTCAAGGCAGAGTACACCATGGAACTCGCTCAGGACCTCAAGGCAATTCATGGCCTTGATGCTGAGACCGAACTTTCCAACATTCTTTCAGCAGAAGTTCTTGCTGAAATCAATCGTGAAGTTGTTCGTACAATCAACATTACTGCTGAGGCTGGCGCTCAGGAGAACGTCACAACTGCTGGCGTATTCGACCTCGACACCGACTCAAACGGTCGTTGGTCAGTTGAAAAGTTCAAGGGCATGATGTTCCAGCTTGAGCGTGAAGCTAACCAGATCGCCAAGCAGACCCGTCGTGGTAAGGGCAACATCGTTATCTGCAGTTCAGACGTTGCGTCTGCTCTTCAGATGGCTGGTGTTCTCGACTACGCCCCTGCTCTTAACAGCAACAACCTTCAGGTTGATGACACTGGCAACACCTTCGCTGGTGTTCTCAATGGTCGCCTAAAGGTTTACATTGACCCATATGCTCTCGGTGGTAACTATATCACTGTTGGTTATAAGGGTTCTTCAGCATTCGATGCTGGCCTCTTCTACTGCCCATACGTACCACTCCAGATGGTTCGTGCAGTTGATCAGGGCACCTTCCAGCCTAAGATTGGATTTAAGACTCGTTATGGTATGGTCGCAAATCCATTCGCTCAGGGTCTAACAAAGGGTGCTGGTGGTCTTACAATTTCCACCAACAAGTACTATCGTCGTATTATCGTCAACAACTTGATGTAATTGACGCAACAAATAAGAACCCTATAGAACGGGGCACTGACTTAAAGGGGGG